GAGTTCAAAGACCAAGAGCCTGGCGAGGTGCAGGCGAAGGGCAAGGTTTCCCAAGCCTACGAGTGGCCGGAAGCGACCAGGAAGTACCGCCTCATGATCGAAGGCTTGGACGATGACCTGATCCGACACAAGGCTGAAGTGCCTGACAACGGCGGAGATGCCGACCAGAACATCAGGAAGCGGGAACGATCAACACCAGCTCAAAGGATTCGATCGGCTGTGACCGAAGCCCTTCAAGATGTGAACAGGGTTCTTCTGAGCGAGTTGCCCAAAAACACAAAGGCTGTCGGTGTGACCAAGGTTGACGCCACAAAGATTCTGAAACGTCTGACCAAAGCAAAGGGCAAACTTCTCAAGAAACTTGTCAAAGCGTTTCAAGAGGCGGCATCTGGCGGAAGTGCTGCCGGGATTGAAAGACTCAACGAAATGCTTCGGGGTGATGGAATCCAAGCGGTGACTGATTCGGGGATCACGAAGATCTTGGCTGAGGTTTCGAAGCAACGGGCCAAGTTTATCGTTGACTCCGTAATCGATGACACCGTGAAAAGGTTTTCCGATGGTATCGATACCGGCGAATCGACTGACCAGATCGCCCGCCGGCTACGAGAGCAGAACGAGGCACTGACGATGGCTAGGGCTGAGGTCATCGCAAGGACAGAGTCGGCTGCTTCTTATCACGACGGTCAGATTGCTGCGTGGAAACAGACCGGATTCGTCACCAAGAAGCACTTTCTGAAGGCTGGCGGCGCTTGCCAATACTGCCAGGCCGTTGAAAACGAGTTTGGAGAGGGGAAGAAGTCGATCCCGATTGATGAGCCGTTCGTGAAGGCCGGTTCGACAATAGTAGGGAGCAAGGGCGGCAAGATGAACATCAAGCGCGACATGCAGGGAACCGTCCACCCGAACTGTCGATGTGACTTTCTCGCAGCGGAACCAGAACGATGAAAACCAAGACATTGCAGGCAGATCTCGAGTCCGATGGCATCAAGGTGGATGCCGTCATCTCTACCGAAACGATCGACCGGGATGGCGAGGTTCTCATTGCCCAAGGCATGGATTCCTCAGAATACGATTCCAACCCGGTCGTTTTCTATAACCACGATTATGCGCAGCCGGTCGGTCAGGTCACCAGCCTGAGAAGAGGCAAGAACCGAGTCGATGCAACGATCGAGTTCGCCAAAAGGCCGGAAGGTTTCCAAGGGTCATATTTCCCTGAGTTTGTCGAGTCGCTTGTCGATCAGGGGATTGTGAAAGGCATTTCGGTCGGATTCGTTCCCAAGCAGGGTGGGGTCCGCAAGGCTTCAAAGGCAGATAAAGACAATTATGGCGACGAAGTGAGCCAGGTCTATTCCCAGTGGAAGCTCCTGGAGGTCTCGATTGCTCCGCTTCCCGCAAATGGCACAGCGCTGGTTCAGGCAGTTCGCAAGGGCGTTGTCAGCCGGGAAGACGCAAAAAAGTGGATGGGAACCGAGGTCACCGAGAAGACCGTGATCGAGATCAGCGTTCCCAGAATCGGTCTGATGGACCGAGTTTCGAAGTTTTGAATAGCAGTCAGGGTCTGAGCGTAGAAGCGAAATGCTTGAGGCGATAGGCACAAACGAGCTGCTTCGTTTTTTTACAAGCACACTCTCACAGGGATTCGAAAAATGCGAATCGTAACGCTCGCGGAGGTCAAGAAGGATCTCCAGAACATTGCTGACCAAGTCGGGGCGAAGAAGTTCGTCAAGGCTAAGGGTCTTTATCTCGACAAGGTCATGGTCACCGGCGAAGACGGCGCTCCCATGAACGCTGAAGATCTCGAGGTTCATGTCGCCCCCAAGATGGCTGAAGAGCCAATCATGGAAGACGAGGAACTGAAGGCCGCCGATCCTCTTGAAATGGAAGAGGAAGAAAAGATGGAAGAAGAGGAAGAGGAAGAGGTCAAGAAGACCTTTCGCCGCCAGGCTCGAAAGAAGGCTTTCCAGCCGGTTCCTCGCGCAGTTCGTCCCAAGGTTTGGGGTGGTCTCAAGAACTTCAAAAATGACTCAAACGGTGACGCCGTGGACAAGGCTCTTGCCTTTGGTCACTGGCTGAACGCCCAGCGTGGCAACCGGAAGAGCATGAACTTCATTGAGTCCAAGGGACTTCACCTGAAGGCTCACAGCGAAGGTATCAACTCCGCTGGCGGCTTCCTGGTTCCTGAAGTCTTCGAGACCGAACTCATCAGCCTCCGCGAGGAGTTTGGTGTGGCCCGGCAGGAGTGTCGTGTTCGTCCCATGACAACCGATGTTCATCGCATTCCGCGACGGGCTGACACTCTGACCCCGTACTTCGTTGGCGAAGCGTCTGCGATTACGGAGTCCACCCAGTCCTTCGAACAGGTCTCTCTGATCGCCAAGAAGCTGGCTGTGCTGACCACGATCTCGAGCGAGCTGGATGAGGACTCGTTCCTCAACGTCGCCGACGATGTCGCAGGCGAAATCGCCTACGCCTTCGCCAAGCGAGAGGATGAATGCCTCTTCTTGGGTGACGGAACCAGCACCTACGGCGGCATCAACGGCCTCGTCGGTGCAATGGGTTCGGCCTCAGTCGTTGCGACTGGGGAGATGGGGGCTGACACCCTTGCAGGTGCGCAGGCCGTGATCACCGTTGAGTCGCTTATGCGAGCAATGGCGGCACTTCCTCAGTACGCCGACAACAAGAACGCGAAGTGGTACTTCCACAAGACGGTGTATCACGATCTCGTCCAGAACCGCGCCCTCAACGCTGGCGGCGTGACTTCGACCGAGATCTTGAACGACAAGGTTGTCCCGCAGTTGTTCGGGTATCCCGTGGTCTTCTCGCAGGTTCTCCCGAACCTTTCGACCCTGACTGACACGCTTCGCATCGGCTACTTCGGAGACATGAGTTCTGCTGTGTCTTTCGGAGATCGTCGATCGACTTCGATTCAGGTCAGCGACCAGGCAATGGATGTGTTCGAGCAGGACGAGATCGCAGTTCGCGGAACCGAACGCTTCGATATCAACTGCCACGACACCGGCAGTTCGACCGAGGCTGGCCCGCTCGTTGCACTCAACCTTCTGAACGCTTCCTGATCAACACAGTGACAGGGGGTGGCCGGTGTAGGCCGGTCACCCCACACTCAAGAAAGCACTTCCCATGATTCATGCACAGGACACGAAGTTCATCAACGTCACGCCTCCGGCGGCGATCGTTGATAATGCTTCGTACACTACCGCCGAGATCGATACTCTTGGCTACGACTACGCCACCATCGTGGTCTATATCGGTGCGACTGACATCGCAATGACTGCCCTCAAGGTTACTCAGTCGGATACCGCTGGCTCAGGCCATGCGGACATCTCTGGTCTCACTTGGGGTTCCGACACCAACATCGACGGAAGCACATCGGCGCTGCCGAGTGCTGACGATGACAACACGTTCCAGGTCGCTCAGATCAACCTCGTTGGTCGAAAGCGATACTTGGATGTGACGGCGACGGCTGGGAATGGTTCTGCTGGAACCTTTGCAGCCATCTTCTGCATCCTCTCGCGTGGTGATGAGGTCGCAAACACTGCCGCCAGCCAAGGTGCTGACGAAGTCCTTGCGGTCTGATGATCCTCCTTTCTGTATCGGCGGCCACTGGCTTCGGCTGGTGGCCGCCGATCGGCGAAGAGGTCTAGGAGGTAAATCGTGGCAGTCGGTACATACGCTCTCACAACTCTCGCAGATCTGAAGACTTGGCTTGACATCACCGCGACCGATACGGATGTGGCGCTCGAGGCTTCGATCGATCGAGCAACTTCAATCATTGAGACCTATTGTGATCGGAAGTTCAAAAGTCGGACTCATTACGAGTTCGCTATGCCAGGCGGCGGCAAAACTCTGGCGTTGGACAACTTCCCTGTGGTCAGCATCAAGACGGTGGCCTTTGGCCCGGCGGTGGCGTTCAGTGTCCAAAGTGATACCGCGTCGAGCGATGTTCTTGCTACGGTTGAGAATGACGGCGCAAGCCTCAAGCTCACCAAGATCGCAAGCGATGGAACTGAGACAAGTTCTTCACTTGCGTTTTCTACTTACAAGACCACATCTTCGCTGGTGACGCAGATCAACAGCAGCGTGAGCGGATGGACGGCCAGCCTCACATCGAACGCATACACCTTCAGTCTGTATCGCTTTGGCGGTAGGGGTGTCCTAGACGCTGTCTGTCTTCTTGAATACCCCAAGGACAACGTGAGCGAGTACCGCCTAGACATTGACCGGGCATTGATTCACATGCGGTCTGATCGGTTTCCGCATTACGATTCTGGCAGCCGAGAAACCAACAGGTTCCCGCGTGGTTTCTATCCCGTGTTCGTTGAGTACGAAGCCGGGTTTGCGACGATCCCCCACGACCTAGAAAGAGCGTGCATAGAAATCGCATCAGAGTTGTATCAGACCAGGCTGCAAGACCGGCTTTTGAGCAGTGAGTCTCTTGGAGATTACAACTACACGAAGAAGGCGTCTGCGAGTTACGCAGAAGAACGGTCTCACCTTTTGGATGGATACCGGAACATCAGATGAGCATCGCCAGCATGATCGATAGGTATGGTCAGGTTGTTCAGCGAGGAACAAAGACGGTCGCGGCTGATGCGGTTGGTGGGATGATTGAAACGTGGACCTTTGGGGACGCAACAAAGGCTCTGGTCCAAATCGAAAGCACTTCCGACAGTGTTGTTGGTGGACGAGAAAACACGGCAAAGTCTGCAACTTTTTTCTTCAAGGCCGGGACCGAGATGACGGTGAACGATCGCGTTCAATATAATTCCAGCACGTTTGAGGTTCGATCTGTTCGAACGCCACACGAACGCCCAAGGCAAGACTCTCTTTCATACGTCAATGTTCAGGCTGATCAGGTTCTCTCTTGACCAATGTCAAAACCAACTTCAGGGCGAGCGGGATGCAGTTGGCCGCAGACCAGGAAATGGCGTTCATGCTGGAAGCGATTCAGCGTGAGGTGCAGAATGGGATCAAGAAGGCAATCAACAAGAAGAGTCCCCCAAGGTCGAGAGCGGGGCAGAACCCTCGGAAAGAAACAGGAAACCTTGGCCGCTCGGTTTTGCTGACCAAGATTCGGCAATACGGGAACCTTCAATATGGCACGATCCACATCGATGCCCCATACGCTCGCGCCCTTGAATACGGGGCAAGACTTCCCGGAGGCCAGCCATATTTCTGGCACGCCAAAGAGGGGAAGATTGTCTATGTTCGGCGATCGCATCCGAACGCCAGCAAATACAAGAAGACCAAGCCCGGCGTTTTGAAGCCTCGCCCGTTCGTTTCTAGGCAGGTGAAAAAGACAAAGAAGCGGATTCCGATTCACTTGAAGAGGTTCGTTTCAGCCTTCAAGAAAAGAGCCAGGCCCGGCAAATTGGAGAAACTCCTGTGACTGTCGAACTGATGAAAGCGGTCTTTGGAAGGCTTACCTCGAACGATGGTGGTGGCACTCCGGACTATAACGATTTTTATGATGCGGTCGGGGGCCGCATCTATGCCGTCGAGGGTCCAGCAAACGCCACTTTTCCGCTGTGCATTTACAACCTAGAAAACGTGCAGACCACGCGGTTTTTTGGGGGCAGAGTCCAGCAACGCGGCAGCATCGCGGTGGGTGTATTTGCAAAGGCGGAATCTGGCCCTGATTCGATAGTTGATATCGAGAAGCTACTTTTCAATCACCTCGACGAGGTGGATCTGACGGTGGCAGATCATGACCGGGGCTTCGTTCGAAATCTAACGCGAGGGACTCCCAGCGTGGATGACGAGCTGATTCAGATTGAGTCCACTTTCGAAATCACAGCAACCTCGAACTCTTGATGGGAAAACGAAATGGGAAGCACAGTAGCAATCGGATCGGACGGAAAGGTGACCCTGCCGACTGGGTATGTGGGGACGCTCAATACGTGGTCCTGCTCGATTACCAGAGCAACGACCGCCGTGACAGGGTTCAGCCAGGTCGGAACCACTCGAGTGGCCTCGGCACTTTTCGACATCACTGGCTCCGCCGGCGGCTTCCCCAACTACGACACTGGTAGCACCGACCCTCTCACAAAGTTTGCGGGAGCAGATGGCCCGGATGGCGGGAGTGTGATGCTTTTGTGGAACTCGGTAGATGGGAACGCAGCGGAGTGTTCCCTAGAGTTTGACGCTGTCTTCAGTTCGATCGCAATCGGATCGACGCAAGACGGCGATGCAACAATCTCGTTCAATTTTGAACTTGCTGACGCGAACGCTCCGGTGTTCACTTGGTACGAAGCCTGATCATCTAGGAGATTTCTCATGGCAGTCGCAGTTGGATCAGATGGAAACGCAACAATGGGGACGGGGTTCAACGCTGCCCTGAACACCTGGAGCGCGCAACTTAGTCGAAGCACGCAAGTCATCACAGCATTCAACGCTTCCAGTGGTTGCCACAACCGCAGGGCATCAAGCGTGTTGGATATCACCGGCTCTGCCGGCGGTTTCCCGATATACGACAACGGATCAGACTCTGATTCTGACGGAAGCCTCGCACCAATCAAGCACACCGGAACAGCCTTGAACGACCGGGCCGGTGCGTCGATTCAACTCTACACTTCGGCAAGTTCTTCGATTGCTTTTGCGGCGGTGTTCAGTTCGTTTTCGTTTGGTGTTGCTCAGGATGGAGCCAGTACGGTGACGTTCAATTTTGAGATGAACCAAGCAACCGCTCCAACCGTGAGCTGGGATGAATCATGATCAAAGGCAGAGATGATCTGATTAGGTCGGGCCTTCTTGTTCCGACCATGCAGGACTGGAGGGTTCGGCTTGTTTTTGAGGATGGGAACACTCGAGTTGTTCGTGTTTCACCGGCAACCATCGACGAGGCCGACGCGGTAGAACGCGCACTGACGCACGCAAAAATCTTGGACCGATCAGTGTTGAAGTCGATTGAAGCGGAGCGGGTCGCAAAGAGCGGCGAAGTTGCTCCGTATGGAATGATACAGAAAGGATAGGAAGCAATGCCAGCAAATCCGATCGAAGTTCAGGGGACGGTCATCAGCGTCCCCTGTCTCACTGTTGCAAGTGTCATCGAAATCTCTTCGGTTCTATGGGAGCGGAGCCGAAAGGAATTGATTGAAGACCTTGAGGACTCCAACGCTTCAGAGCCGACAAAACTTGAAACGCTTCGAGAACACCGAGAGACAAAAGGCCACACCTTCAACGTGGTGAAGTGGGCGCTGACCGCAAGCGGGGCCAAAGCAGTCATCGAAAAAGCGTGCGACGGATTCCCCGACGAGTTCCAAGATTTTCCAGTTGAGCGATTGATCGAGATTGCAATGGGAACCCTTGGGGTCGATTGGGAAGAACTGTCTTCGAAAAAGAGCGCCGAGGGAAACCAAAAGGCTCCGGGGGTGGAAGGGACTTGATGGAGGAGGCGGCCTGGTGTGCCAGGCTTTTGCCAGGACTCGGGAACCCTCTTCTTCTTCCCATCGACGAGTTCAACAGGTATCTACAGATGGTCCCGAAGATACTTGAGTCAGAGAACGGTTCACCAAGCGAGGCAAGCCACGACCACAGGTCACACGTTGAAGCTCAAATGAGACAAGCACATGGCAGATGAACAACTGCAAATCGTCGTGGAAGTCCTTGCTCATCTTGATCAATTCAAGAAGGCTCTTGCTGAAGTAGAAGAAAGAATCAAGAAGACCACTGACACTGTTGCGCGTCAACACAAACAGATGATCGACAAGACAAACGCTGAGGTTCGCGCTGCGAATGAGAAGATGCGGATGTCGATGGACACCACGGGCAAAGCGCTCAAGGACAAGGCCGGTGGCATGGCCTCGCAAGGCATGAAGGCTTTTGCTGGGCAAATTGCGGCAGCCGCTTCGATTGGCCTGGCGGTGACTGCGGTTGACAAAGTTATGGCAGCCATCAACAAGAGGATGGTAGAGGGCGCTGACGAGACCGGGGTGGGAATGGGCTGGAAGATTGTTGAATCCTTGCAGGAAACTATGCGGAACATTCCAGTCTTAGGCCAAGGGATGGATATGGTTGGCAACTTTTTCGGGGCCAGCGATTTCCAAGGCGAGCAGATGAAAAGGGCGAAGTTGCAAGACGAGGCTTTGAAAAAATCAAGGCAACGGGCAAAGCAGCAGGAAGTCCTCAACGAAATCATTCGGCAGGAAAACGTGGAGCGAGAGCGCACGCTTCAATACTCCAAGCAACTTGCTGAAGACACTCGACAAATGGTTGCAGACGCATCTGCTGGGGCGAGGATGATCGGCGACCATCGCACGGAACAAGAGGACAGCCTTCGATCTGCTCGAGCGAAAAACATCAGACTCACAATGACGGGAGACGATGACAGGCTCAAGAAGTTCGAGCGTCAGATGGAACTGTATGAGTTGAGCCTTTCGTTCGAGCGGCGGATTCAAGAGGCTAGGAAAGACAACCGGAACCTTTTGGCTGATGAACTTACCGAACACCACGACAAACTCCGAGCGTTGACGGAAGAGTCTCACGCTCTTGAGGACCAGCTTCGACTGCAAGAAGACCAGAAGAGACTTGCTGAAGAACAGAAAGGCGCAGAAGAAGAACTTCAAAAAGCCAGAGAGAAGGCAATGGGTATTGCCTCCGGGGCCGTCAGTTCTTTTGGAACGGCAGGCGGATCGTTCGCAACTGCCGCGTCGGTCGGTGCAATGAACGAGGCGAAACTG